TTCGGCCAGAAAAATGGGTCCCCTCTGGCGGATGCGTATCCCGGACCCCCACACACCCCCGGAACGCGGTCGGGGCCCCGCGGGGTGGGTAGGTACATGTACATCCCACAACCCTGGCCGCTTCCACAACCAACGCTCGAAAGGAGCAACCATGCAGGACTACGGCAACCCCAAGAGCCGCAACACGATGCGCGCCGCAGGCGGAACGATGGAGAGCTCTCCATCGGGCGCCTTCGCACTCAACGGCGGCAAACAGGTCGGCGGCAACGCAACTCAAGGCAAGGGCACCCTTCCTAGCCAAGTCAGCGTGCCCCTTCCTGGGACCAACGCCACGCAGCCGGCCTACAAGGGCGGCGTCAAGCAAAACGTCCCCGGCTTCCAGGGTGGCGTCATCCCCGGAAAGATCTGAGGCCGACATGGCTCGCAAGAACGATGCGTCTCGGCTTGCCGAGCTATCGGGCGCGCCCCCTCGCATGGCCACGGTCGATGATCTCGAGGCCGCGGGCGCGCCCCGTAGTGGGCGTGCTCACGCGTCGCAGATCAGCGCCAGCACCAAGCACCAGTCGCCGCACCGCATCAATCTCAAGGCCGTTGCCGAGGCCCTGGTAGACGAGGGGCTGGACCCAGCCACCGAGATCGCCAAGGCCCTGGCCAAGAAGATCCCGCTGTTCAAGAGCGGCCAGCAGGTCTTTGACGACAACGGCCTGCCGGTGATGGTGCACGCGGTCGATGAGGACACGCGGCTGCGCACGCTCAACGAGTTGCTGCAGTACACCCAGCCCAAGCTCAAGGCCGTCGAGGTCAAGATGTCGGGCAACCTGGAGCTCTCCAGCGAACAGCTCGACCAGCGCCTGGGATCCCTCCTGGCCAAGGCGGGTGGCTTGAAGTGAGCGTGCTGGACCTGTCCGAGCTGGACCTGTCCGAACTGGACTTGTCCAAGCTGGACATCTCCACGCTGACGGACCTGGAAAAGCGCGAGCTCTACGAGCTGCTCAAGCTCAAGGACACGCGCAATCGGCGCAACAGACTGCTGGGCTACAAACCATACGCCAAGCAGGTCGACTTCCATGAGGCCAGCTCGAGCTTCCGCGAGCGGCTCTTCATGGCGGGCAACCAGCTGGGCAAGACCTGGGCGGGTGCGTTCGAGTGCGCGATGCACGCTACCGGCCGCTACCCGGACTGGTGGACGGGCCGGCGCTTCAACTACGCGATTCGGTGCATGGTCGGCTCCGAATCGGCCGAGTTAACCCGAAAGGGTGTGCAGCGGTTGCTGCTGGGCCCGCCGGAGATCCGCGAGGAGTGGGGCACGGGCGCGATCCCGCACGACTGCGTGCGCGACACCAGCATGAAGCAGGGCGTGCCCGACGCCGTCAGCAGCATCGTGGTGCGCCACGTGTGCGGCGAGGACAGCGTCATCCAGTTCAACAGCTACGACCAGGGCCGCACCAAGTGGCAGGCCGACACGGTCGACCTCGTGTGGTTCGACGAAGAGCCGCCGCTGCCGATCTACTCAGAGGGCCTCACGCGTACCAATGCGACGGCCGGCATGGTGTTCGTGACGTTCACGCCGCTCTTAGGCATGTCCGACGTCGTCAAGCGGTACCTGCTGGACAAACCTGCGGGCACCAACGTCACGACGATGACGATCGACGACGTCGAGCACTACACGCCCGCGCAGCGCGCAGCGATCATCGCCTCGTACCCCGAGCACGAGCGCGAGGCCCGTGCCAAGGGCATCCCGATCCTGGGCTCGGGTCGCGTGTTCCCGATCGCCGAAGAGGCGATCAAGTGCACGCCGTTCCCGATCCCGCCGCACTGGTCGCGCATCGTCGGCTTGGACTTCGGCATCGACCACCCGACGGCCGCCGTCTGGCTGGCATGGGACCGCGACAGCGACGCGGTGTACGTCACTGACGCATACCGGGTGAAGGATGCGTCGATTGCGATCCACGCTGCAGGCATCAGGGCGCGCGGCGACTGGATCCCAGTTGCGTGGCCGCATGACGGCTTGCAGCGGGATAAGGGCTCGGGCGAGCAGCTCGCCGAGCAGTACCGCAACCAGGGGCTGGCGATGCTGCGTCAGCGCGCAATGTTCGAGGACGGCAGCAACGGGGTGGAGGCCGGCGTGGCCGAGATGCTCACCCGCATGCAGACGATGCGACTGCGCGTCTTTAGCCACCTCACCGACTGGTTTGAAGAGTTCCGCCTGTACCACCGCAAGGACGGACTCATCGTCAAAGACGGCGATGACTTGCTGTCGGCTACCCGCTACGCGCTGATGATGCGCCGTTTTGCCAAAACGCACGAAGAGGCTGAGGCGCGGATCCGCCCAGGCCGCATGGCGCCTTCCATCGACTTTGGCGTGTTTGACCCAGTTACTGGGTATTGAAGGACTGAAACATGGACGAACAACTGCAACCCACCGAGGTCGTTGAGATCGAGATTGAGGGCATCGATCCCGAAGAGGCGCGAGCCAAGATCGAGGAGAAACTGCAGATGTTTGGTCACTCACTGGCCAGACAGCGCGATGAGTGGATCCGGTCGCGCTACTCCTATGGCGTCGACAAGCGTTGGATTGAAGACGAGGACCAGTACAACGCCAAGGACAACGTCAACAAGGCGGCCAGCCAGATGATGACGTCCGTCGAGCAGGGCTACCCTGTTACGACTCAAGGCGCGCGGCCTACCCGCTCGACCGTCTTCATCGGCATGACGCGGCAAAAGACCAACGCCGCCGAGGCGCGCGTGGCCGACATCCTGCTGCCCACGGACGATCGCAACTGGGGCATCCAGCCCACACCGAACCCCAAGCTCATGTCCATGAGCAAGGACAACGCGATCGCCGGCGACAAGCTCACCGGCCAGCCCATGGTCGACCCCAACACCGGCGAGCAGCTGCGGGTGAAGGACGTGGCGCATGCGGCCCTCGAGCTCGCGCGCCAGAAGTCCCGGGCGATGCAGAACGAAATCGCCGACCAGCTCACCGAGTGCGACTACAACGCCGAGCTGCGCAAAGTCATCCACGACGCCGCCGTGCTGGGCACGGGCGTCATTAAGGGGCCGGTGGTCACCAACCGCGTGCGCCGCGCCTGGATGCCCTACACGGACGCCGCAGGCAATCAGGTCCAGCAGATCGTCGTGATGGAGGAGCTCTCGCCCGCGTCGTTCCGCGTGGACCCGCGCAACGTCTGGCCCGACCCCGGCTGCGGCGAGAACGTGCACAACGGCAAGGGCATCTACGAGCGCGAGAAGCTCACCGCCAAGCAGGTGCGTGATTTGGCCAAGCAGCCCGGCTTCATGGAGGACCAGCTGCGTAAGGTGCTGGAAGAAGGTCCGCGGCGCAGCGCCACATTCCAGGAGCTCAAGGACGAGGACCAGCGTGATGTGGCCCGCGACACATATGAGATGTGGACCTACTGGGGTGAAGTCGAGCACGACGACCTGGAGTCCGCCGGCGTGGACGTAGGCGACAAGGACGTGCTGCGTACCGTCTCGGCCTGCGTGATCATGATCAACAACACGGTCGTCAAAGCGTTTCCAAACCCACTGGAGGGTGGCGACCTGCCGTACGACTTCTACGTCTGGGAGAAGGTCAGCGGCTCGTGCTGGGGCTACGGCATCCCGTATCTCATGCGCGCACAGCAGAAGGTGCTGAACGCCGCGTGGCGTCAGATGATGGACAACGCCGGCGTGAGCTCGGGCCCGCAGATTGTGATGAAGCCCGGCGTCATCCAGCCGGCCGACAAGCAGTGGCAGCTCTCCAGCCGCAAGATCTGGTACGCCACCGACGACATGGACGACGTGCGCAAAGCATTCGCCACGTTCGAGTTCGACAGTCACCAGAACGAGCTGGCCAACATCATCAAGATGGCCACCGAGCTCGCTGACGCCGAGACCGGCGTGCCCACCATCATGCAGGGCGAGAAGGGCGCTGCACCCGACACCGTCGGCGGTATGCAGATGTTGATGAACAGCGCCAACGTGGTGCTGCGCCGGCTGGTAAAGCAGTTCGACGACATGGTGACCAAGCCCCATATCCGTCGGTACTACGACTACAACATGATGTACAACGAGAACGAGGAGCTCAAGGGCGACTTCTCGATAGACGCACGTGGGTCGTCCGCGCTGATGGTGCGCGACATCCAGAACCAAGCGTTCATGAACCTGCTGGCCGCGGGTACGAACCCGGTCTATGGCGCCTACATCGATACGCAGAAGCTCTTCGAGAAGGCGCTGCAGGCCCAGCACATCGACCCGGCAGAGGTGCTCAAGTCCGAGGCCGAGATCGAGAAGATGAAAGAGCAGCAAGCCGCGGCCGCACAGCAGGGCGGCCAAGAGGATCCGCGCATCGCAGCCGCCAAGATCCGCGCCGAGACCGATATCCAAAAGGTGCAGGCGCAGAACGAAGGCGACATGGCAGAGCTCAACACCCGTCTGCAGATCGCCCAGGCCAACATTCAGGCTCGACGTGAAAATCAGCAGATGCAGCGCGAAATCGAGATGCTGAAGCTCGCCAACACGCAGAACCTGTCGCTCGAGCAGATCAAGGCCCAGCTGGCCAACACCGCCATCAAGGAACGCGGCAAGAAGGAGCTGTTCGCTGCCGAACAGCGTCTGAAGCTTGTCTCTGGATCCGGCATCTAAGGAGACCACGACATGAGCAAAGAAGCCGGCCAGTTGGTAGCACTGGCCTTCTTGGGCCGCGACCTCGCCCATCGCGAGCATCTTCGTACGGACAACTACGCGCAGCACGTCGCGCTGGGCGAGTTTTACGAGGGCGTGATCCCACTTGTCGACTCGTTTGCCGAGGCCTACCAAGGGCGCTACAACGAGCGCCTGGAAATTCCGCTGATGGACAACGAATTCGAAGGCGAAATTGCTGACGTTCTTGAGCAGCAAATGGCCTGGGTAGAGGACAAACGCGAAGAGATCTGCCCACGCAGCGAGAGCTCGCTGCATAACGAGATTGATTCAATCGTGCACTTGTATCAGACAACTTTGTACAAGCTGCGGTTCCTCTCGTAACTCCAGCGTACAAATGCAATTGTGTTGCGCTACGAGGGTTCGCGGGGATAGAATCTTCGCGGGCGCAGTGCGCCCTGAAATTCCCAACAAAGCCCGCCCAAAGCGGGCTTTTTTCATTCCATGATCGATTTCACCTCCGCCTCGTGGCACCAAATGCGCAAGTGGGCTGAAGAGCAGCTGCGCAAGGCCCGCGAGAAGAACGACGCTGTCGGCCTCTCGGATGCCGACACCGCCGCATTGCGGGGTGAGATCAGGTTGCTGAAAAGATTTCTCGACCTGCCCAACGCGGCAGCTCGGGGTGTGGTGGTTGAGCCGGACGAATAATCCCGCGCAGCCGTGTGAGTGAGCCGCCTTAGGGCGGCTTTTGTTTTTGGAGAGCAACGTGGACCCTGATCATCTGTCTCAGGAGGAGGCCCTGCAGGTTTGGAACGAAGAGGCTGCAAAGCTCGACGCCGGCGACGAGTCGCCCGCGCCTGAGGTCTCAGCCGCTGCCGCGGGTGACCCGCCGCAGAACGAAAGCGAGCCCGAACCGCAAGCCGCTCAACCCGAGCAGCCCGAGGATCCACTGGCTGGTCTTCCCGAGATCGTGAGGGCGAAACTCGCCGAGATCGATCAACTGAAGCAGGCCAATGCTCAACTGCTGCACCACGTCAAAACGACCGAAGGTCGCGTGGCTGCTATGCAGCGTGAGGCTGATTTGGCCCGTCGGGCAGCGACCCAGGTCGCACCGCAAGACGCGCCGTCCCAAGGCCAGATCGCTGATGCCGCCAAAAGCCCCGAGGAGTGGGAGCAGCTCAAGCAGGATTTCCCTGAGTGGGCCAGTGCAATCGACAAGAAGCTGACCGCCGAGCTTTCTCGGTTGAAGGCACCCACCGCTGGACTGTCACCCGAACAGGTGCAGGCCATGGTGGCCGAGCAGGTTGCACAGACCAAGGCCGAGATGGCGCAAGCCATCGAGGAGGCGCGCGTCGAGGGCAAGTACGACAACTGGCGTGAAACGGTGAACTCACCTGAATTTGCGCAGTGGTTTTCAGTGCAGGCCCCCGAGGTACGCACCCTGGCCGCAAGCAGTGCGGCGCGTGACGCCATTCGCATGTTGGACCTGTACCACCAAGCGAAGGCCAAACCCGCTGCGGAAATCAAGCAAGAGCGCGGAGCACGTCTCGCTGCAGCCGCGACGACTCGACCCGGACAGACACCGCCGCCCAGGACCCTGGACGACATGTCGCCGGAAGAGCTCTGGAACTACGAAGCCGCAAAGCGCGAGAAGACACGAGCGCAGCGCGGCTACTGACCAACATCTGAAAGGACCCCAAAATGGCCATCCAAAATTACGGCACCGTTGCATCGCGGAATCTGATCCGCGCTGCACAAGGCATGCTCGAGCATGCTCAACCCATCACCGTTCTCGGTGACTTCGGCACCCAGCGCGAGATGCCGCAGAACTCGACGGACACCCTGGTGTTCCGTCGTACGTTGCCCTTCGGCGCTTCCACCACCGGCACCACGATCGAAGGCTCTTCGCGCTACGTCGGCACCCCCGACATCGTCGCGTCGAACTTCGTGCTGGCTGAGGGCGTCACGCCCAACAGCAACACCATCTCGTTCCAGGACGTGTCGGTGCAGCTGCAGCAGTACGGCGTGCTGTTCAAGTACAGCTCGAAAGTCGAGCAACTGTACGAAGACGACATCCCCGGCGAGATGGTCAAGCTGACCGGCGAGACCCTGGCCGAAGTGATGGAGATGGTGCGCTACGGCGTGCTGAAGGCCGGATCCACCGTGATCTACGCCAACGGCTCCAGCCGCTCGGGCATCAACACCGCGATCAGCCTGAACGCCCTGCGCAAGGCCGCTCGTACCCTCGAGTCCAACCGCTCGCGTCGCGTGACCTCGCGTCTGGCCCCTGGCGTGAACTTCGCCACCCGTGCCGTGCAGCCCGCGTTCATCGTGTTCTGCCACACGGACGCCGTGTCCGACGTGCGTAATCTGCCGGGCTTCACCCGCGTGGAAGAGTACGGCTCGTACAAGCCCATCCACGATCGCGAGATCGGTGCATGCGAAGACTTCCGCTTCATCAGCTCCCCGCTGCTGAAGTCCTTCGCCGGTGCCGGCTCCAGCACGCTGAACAGCATGCTGTCGGTGGGCGGCTCGAACGTCGACGTGTACCCCTTCATCATCATCGGTGAAGACTGCTGGGGTCAGGTCGCGCTCAAGGGCATGTCGGCCATCAAGCCGATCGTGCTCAAGGCCAGCCAGACCAACCACGCCAACCCGCTGGGCCAGTTCGGCTACGTGGGCGCGTCTACGTGGTTCGCCACCGTGCGCTTGAACGACGCCTTCATGGCTCGCATCGAGGCCGGTGTGACCGCTCTGTGATGAATAGGGCCGAGGAAACCCGGCCCATCAACCTGAAAGGATCACACCATGCCCGCTGAAAGCGTATCGCAACGCATCGCCCATATCCCCGACGGCCTGACCGAACAAGAACTGCGCGCACTGCTCGCAGCTCTGGTCGACGGCCTGCAGGCGATCATGGCCAAACTCGACGCGGATTCCGGTGTCGGTGACACCAACTACGCCGCGACCCTCGCCGAATACATCACGGACTGAAAGGAACCAACATGTCCTACAACATCGAGCAAATCAACAGCGGCTTCGTGTCGCTGTCCGCCGCCGGCCTCGCCGAAGGCACCAACGCCAACACGTTCAAGACCGTCAACACGCTGACGTACACCAACAACGGCGTGTTCAAGTCCAAGAACGCCACCGACAACCTCGCGTTCTCTGCCGGCCACACGGCGCTGGGCAATAGCCAAGCCTGCCTGTTCGGCATCTGGATCGACGGCTCGGGCAACATCACCACGTCGCAAGGCATGATCGTCGCCGCTGGCGATCCCTGCCCGGTGCCCAGCGCCCCGGCTGCCAACGTGACCCTGGTGGGCATCCTGAAGGTCACGACCTCCGCGTCGGCCACCTTCACCCCCAACAGCACTGACCTGAGCGCGTCTGGGGTGACCGACGTGTTCAGCGACTGCATGCTGATGCCGGGCTCCGCCCAGTAAGTTGCCATCCTCTCCTTCAAGAGGTTTCACGGGCCACCTTCGGGTGGCCCGTGCTTTTGGCACATCTGATTTCTAACCCCAACAGGAGAAAAGCGATGGCAAGAAAAGAAGCTACCCCTGGCGTCGAGATCATCGACGACGCCCCGGTCGTAGAGACCGTGGCTGAGTCGACCGACTTCCGCGAGCTCGCGGCCAGCGAAGCATTCATGAACGAATTCGTAACGGTGTTGGTACATGCCACCACCGATGAGAACCAAGCCCCGCACGTGATCGTCAATTGCAACGGCACGAACCAGCCGATCGTGCGTGGCTACCCGACGAAGGTGCGGCGCAAGTACGTCGAGATCTTGGCTCGCATGAAGGAGACCAAGTACACGCAGTACACGCCCAACCCCGCCGCCCCGGACGTCACCGAGATGCGTGCCCGCCACGGACTGGCCTATCCCTTCGATCTGGTCGACGACGCCAATCCGAAGGGCCGTGCGTGGCTGCAGAACGTGTTGGCTGAACCCGCCTGACCAGGAGTGCCTGAGTGAACTTTCTTCAGCTCATCAACCGTGCACGAGTGGAGTGTGGCGTTTCAGGCGCCAGCACGCCCCTGACGACGGCGCAGGGCCTGACCGGCGAATCCGCAAGGTTCGCCAGCTGGGTCAACAGCGCATGGGTTGATGTGCAGACGGCGAAGGAAGACTGGCAGTGGATGCGTGAGCCGCTGCAGTTCAACACCGTTACTCAGCAACAGGTCTACACGCCCGCTCAGGCGGGAGTGAGCAGCACGTTCGGCAACTGGAAGCGCGACAGCTTCCGCTGCTCGTCGGTCGGCCAGAACTATGCCGACGAGCAGCTGCTGAACTACATGGACTTCACGACGTTCCGCAATCTGTACCAGTACGGGAACATGCGGACGACCTATGCGCGCCCGGTGGTGGTCTCGATCACGCCGGACAAGGATCTGGCCTTCGGCTCGATCCCGGACCAGCCCTACGTCATCGTGGGCGAGTACTACGTCAAGCCGACCGAGTTCTCGGCGGACACCGACGCACCGTCCCCGTATTTCCCGGACCGGTTCCACATGATGATCGTGTACCGGGCAATGATGTTCTATGGCGGCTACGAGGCAGCGCCCGAAGTTTATTCCCGGGGAGAGACTGAATTCAAACGGCTGATGAATCGACTCGATATCGATCAGCTTCCCACCACCGTGAGCGGGCCGCCCCTGGCTTGACGGAGCCGACGTGCCGCTCAAGACGCCGCCCGTTCAATACGACC